AGTTCCTGTTCATATAAGGAAAAGAGTAGGAGACTATCTTAAGGTTTTGAACGAACAACAGCGTAAGTTCTGTATATTATATGCTACGAGTGAAACTTTATTTGCTAATGGTGTGAAGAGTTATGCTAAGGCTTATGATCTTAAATTAGGAAAGCCCGGAGTGTATGAAATATGTAAATCATCTGCTAGTAGATTGTTAACGAATGCGAACATACTTAAGGCAATTGATATTTTATTAGAGATAGGTGGATTGAATGATCAGCATGTGGACAAGCAATTGAATTTTATTATTACTCAGAGTTCTGATCTTAAGACAAAGCTTGGAGGAATTAAAGAATATAATCAGCTTAAGGGTCGTGTTACCAAGAAGCTTGAGACTAAGGGGATCTTCTTAATGGGAAGTCTTATTCGTGGACATGCTGAGAATATGCCTGTTACTGAGAATCAGCGTGCAAGCGAGAACATGCCTAAGAGAGTTGAGCCAGTGGTCGAGGAGGTCAAGGAAAAGCCCACACAAGTCCAAAACAGGGCTGGATTAGTTGATAATATCTTAGAAAAGCACGGAATATGATTAAATGTATTTATAGTTGCATAGGTTTCCACATGCGTTTATACCGTAATTGGCTAATTCATGAGGGGTTTTGCATAGGTTTCGGTCATAAAGAGCCGTCCGGTAGAACACCTGAACACATCTCTTTTACTTGCATGAGATGTTATCACTCATACGATTATGATATATGATGAACTACTAGAAAAATTGGGCTTGAAGCCGGAAGATATGGATAAGCTCATGGATAAGGAGTGGCGTATGGATAATATCTATACGATTATTGATAAGGATGGAAATCTTTCTATTTTTAAGAGGAATAGAGCCCAAAGACATTTCAATAAAAACAAATGGTATCGTAACATCATCCTTAAGAGTCGTCAGCTTGGCTTTACTACCTACGAGGCTCTTGATACTTTTGATGATATTCTCTTTAATCCTAACTTCAGTGCCTTAATGCTTTCATATGATATCCCCTCACAGCTGGATATATTTGATAAGAAGATTAAGTTCGCATGGGATCGTATTCCTGATGCTATGCAGAACCTTTATAATATTGACACAGACAGGGCTAATGAGTTCAAGGTTGAGGTCGCTCCTAATGAATACTCCTCTTTACAGGTTAGAACTAAGGGGCGTTCAGGTACATTCCAGCGTGTACACATCTCTGAGTTCGGTAAGATATGTAGACAAGACCCATTAAAGGCTAAGGAAATCCTCAAGGGTACTATTCAAGCTGTGCCTTTCGGTGGAAGAGTTGATATTGAGTCCACAGCAGAGGGTGAGTTCGGTGACTTCTATGATATGTTCTGGCTAGGTTGGGAAGAACAGCCTGAAACTAATGTTGAATACAAGTCACACTTCTATAACTGGCAATGGGATGATTACGAATTAGCTAAGATAACACAGCCAGACCCCTCAATACCTCAGGACTTTAGGGATTATCAGAAGAAGCATAACGAAGAACTCGTGCCTAAAGACCCTACACTCGAGGTAATCACTGACATACATATTACTTACTGGTATCACAAGTGGCTAACATTGAATAAAGACTGGGACTCTCTGTTCCAAGAGTACCCAACAACTCCGGAAGAAGCCTTTATATCTTCTGGTGGTAAGGTGTTTGATGCCTTTAAGCTTAAGGAGATGGTTACTGAAGTGGGAGAAAAGATTAATGACTGGGTATACTTTGAGCATTACATACCGGGTCATACTTATGCTGTCTTTGGTGACCCTAGTGAGGGAATAGGTAAGGACGGTGCAGCTGCCGTTGTTATTGATTTCTCTCATAAGGAGAACAAGATGCTTAAACCTAAGGTAGTGGCTGAGTTCCTATCAAACAAGACTCCACCTGACATCTTTGGACACGAGCTTAAGAACGCTGGTGTCCTTTATGGTGGATGTCTTGTAGCGTGGGAGCGTAACAATCACGGTCACGCTGTAGGTGTTACTCTTAAGGGTATTTATCATAACTTATACACAGAGGTTAAGGAGGACAATGTGGGTGATATCATTACTGAGAAGCTTGGGTGGAATACTAATGTTGCCACAAAGCCTAAGATGATTTATGATTTAAATACAGCTATCAATATGGATGACATCCTCATTCCATCTAAGCGGATAGTTAGAGAGTGTCGTACTTATAACAAAGAGGATCTTTCTAGAATAAGGTACGATGAGAACCACGAGAGTCACTGGGATCTATTGATGGCTTGTGCCGGTTGTTATCAAATGGCGGCACACGCTTTCCCTACGAGTCAGGTCGATAATGATAATCCACCTCAAAGGGTAGATAGCAGTGATCCGATGGAGAAGTATAAAATCTTTTAGTGTATAATAGTTTTAATATTATCAGTTAATTTAATTTAGTATGACATTAATCCCAAACAGTTTAGACGAGTTACGATCTGGTATCATGAAGGATGCCTCAAGAGAGGATCAAATAGACTCGCCTGACTATGATGACCTTGAGAAGACCTATCTCGGAGGTTTAAGAAGGAGATTAACAACAGCTAAGAATAATCGTGATACGAATCACGATGCATACGATGGAATGACATACCTTGAATGGTGTGAGTCTAATCGTAGAGGTGCGACATCATATATCAAACCTCGTAATAATAGACAGGAGACCAACTTCACTACTGGCACTACTCGTCAGAAGTTGATGATACAGTTGGCTAACCTCATTAACCTGAACTTAGAACCAGACATCACTGCCTTTAATCATAATGATCTTGTGACTACTCAACTTGGAGAGGGTATGGAGAATATCCTAGAGAAGTCTAGAGAGATTGACGGTGATGAAGAGAAGAAACTAATGCGGCAGTATACCTTGATGGAACAGGGTGAGGTATTCGTTGAAGTGATGTGGAAGAAGGGCTTTGAGCTTAAGAAGACTCTTGAGAACTTCAAAGAGGGGCAGTTTAAGAATGTAAAGATTCGCTCTCGTCTTAAGAAAGCTCTCGGTAAGCTTACTTCTACTGTTATTAGGAATGAAAAAGTATATAAGGGTGATATGACTCAGCCTATCTTTGCTGATCAGCCATTCATCTTTACTGCTGAGCGTGTTCCTTACAATGACCTTGAGCCTATGTTTAAGGACTTTGATATGTGGAAGTATGTTGCTTTTGATATGAAACATTTACTTGACCAGACTGCGGACAACGAGTCTGGTTATGTTGGTGCTTGGAATATCGGAGAATATAAAAAGGGCTTTGTTGAAGTCATCAAGTATCAGTCACAGGTAGACAATGAGTTCCAACTTACACTCAATGGTATTCCTATGCTACCTATTGGATATCCTCTTACTGAAGTATCTCCTGCTGGTGAGTATATGATTGACGGTCAGATATTCTCTATCATTGACTCTCACTTCTCTGGAGGTAAATCTCTAATATCTATCCTTAAGACATCACAAGCTCTTGAGGATGAGTTCTGGAAGTTGGTTATGCTATCAGAACAGCAGAAGCTTACACCACCTATGATTAACAATACTGGTAGAGTTCTTTCGAGTAGAGCTCAAATGCCGGGTGTTGTTACAGCGAACATTCCGTTTGATAAGTTTAAACCTCTACTTGAGGGTAAGGGTATCACTCAGTCTGAGATTGCTGTATTGGATATGTTGCGGTCTAACTTGGAGGACAACTCCACTGACAAGCAATTTGGTGGTAAAGCACCAGAAGGTGATCCAACGGCTACTGAGATATCAGTTGTTCAGAGTCAAGCTGAAAAGCTACTCGGTCTAACTATATTCCCTGCTGCACTCCTTGAAAAGAAACTAGCTGATCACTCTATTCCTATTCTATTGAAGCATTGGTTTGACCCTGTGGATACAGTCATTGATGGTATTAAAGGTTCTCTTAAGGAGACTAATGTATTCAGACGCTCTAATCTTGAGAAGTCTATTGATGGTCAAGGTGTTGGGCAGGAGATAGTAGAAGTTACTGATAAGCCTGTACCTAGTCCATTTGAAATCTTTGAAGAAGAGAATAAGATCTTCGAACAGACTGGTATCCCTACTCGTAAGATAGTTCTTAATCGTGATGACATAATGCGATACAAGTATACATTCAGGACATCTGTTGTGCCTACTCCTAAGAAGTCATCTAATCTACAGAAGCGTGCATTCCAAGAAGAGGTTGCTACATTCTCACTATCGCCTAACTTCTCTATGGATTGGTTCGAAGAGAACGCAGCTATTACATATGGTAGAAATCCTCAAAAGGTATTCGCTAGGCAAGGTGGTCCAGTCGACCCAGCTCTTGCTAATTCTATTCAAAGACCGGGTGGTGCTGGGGATGAGAAAACAACCCTTGACAACTCCGGTGCAGGAGGTAAAGTATAAGTATGAGACCAGACACCTCTAACAAATTCATTTGTTTCCTATTACGCCACTCTCGTATTGGTCTTAGCTTTAAGAGACAGCTAAGGTCGATGGGTTTGTTATTTGGTGACTGCCCTCATTGTGGTGTAACTGTAAGAGCATGATATTTCAAAAAGCTAAACAATTAAAGGACGCAGGCTTTCCACAAGAACCTACCATTGATATCTCAGGATTAGATGGGAGGTTCTTTGGTGGTTTCTATTATCGTGTTTCATCTGTACACAATGAGACTGCACCTATCTTCTTGAATGAGAGAGAGATTGAGGAGTGTAATGCGAGAGATAGTACTAAAGAGTTGGTTAAGATCCCACAGCTTGATGATCTTATTGAGGAGTGTGGAGACAAGTTTGGTAGCCTTGATAGAGATGATAATGATGGAGTGGAATGGTCTGCTTTTGGGGTTGATGGAGAATGGCGTGAAGACTTAAAAGATTATTGTGATGCAGGGTGTTGTGGATACAAACAAGGTAAAACCCCAAAAGAAGTGATGACTGATTTATGGTTAAAATTAAACGCATGACATATATACAAAATATCATCAACGCCTTTCGTGGTATACCTTACAAAGTTGAGGTAGAGAAGATAGTAGAGAAGGAGATAATCAAAGAGGTTATCGCTAAGCGTAATTTCTTGGGGTCTATCGATAGAGCTGATGTTCACTATGTTAAAGGTATGACTGCCGATGAGATAAAGGAGCATAAGTCTGCTCTAACTAATATCTATGCTAATGTCGCCTTTAAGAGGGAGCTTGATGCTATGATGGATACTCAGGTCTATTGGATGGGACAACAGGCTGATGGTGATCGTCAACATACTTTCGGTAAAGGAACGCTGAACGGCATTCAGTTGGTTAAAGAAAGATTCCAAGATGCTTATGGTGAGATCACTACTGCAAACAAACCTAAAGAGAAATATGAAGACCCTCTAGAGAGATATGGAATACTAGGGGAGTTCTCAACACCTAGATAACACAATAATAAAAATATGTTGTATACTATATTTAGTCGCTGGTTTCGTAAGATTGTTTGGGCATTCTGGTGGGTAGTCCACATTAAAGATTGTCCTGAATGGTCTAGTGCTGGTGATGACAAGGTTCGGTATTGTCGTAAGTGTAGACGATACCGATATGGTGATCCCAAAGTCGAGGCGATCATCGAGGCGATGCGTAATCAGGGTCGCTAATTATTAACTTAATTCACATAAATTATTATGCCTGAATTAGAAAAGAAGACTATAGAAACTGCTGGTGGTGACAAGGTTGAAGTCTATGATGCTGTACAAGTCGAGGAAGCTATCAAAACAAATGCTGATGGCTTAAAGGTTGCAGAAGAGGCTAAGACTACTCTTGAAGGTGAACTTAAGACTGCTACTGAAGCTCTTGAAAAAGCTGATGAGAAGTCTGAGGACTTTAAAGAACTTCGTGAAAAGAAGGAAGAGCTTGAGGGTAAGGTTAAAGAAAATTCCGATGCTCTTGAGGTTTCAAAGAAAGCGAACGAAGATCTTACTGAGAAGCTAGGTCAAACTGAGCAGAAGTATCGTAAGGATACATTTCTCAAAACTATAGCAGGTGATGACGATGATCTTCTTAAGAAGATTGAGTTCCACCTTGAGAAAACTGTATCAGGTATGCCTGATAGTACTGCCGAAGAGCTTGAGGCTAAGATTAAAGCTGCTTATACGCAAGCTACAGGTGTTGTTGATGCGGACAAACTTAATAGCATAATCTCTAGTGCAGGTGGCGGACAGCCGGGTGCTGCTAAGGGTAAGGTTTCTGACGAGTTGAAAGACTTCGGTAAGAACTTTGGTCTTAACGCTGAGGACTTCGACAAAGCTGCAGAAAAGGGACTAATATAATCATTATGGATAACGATATTAAACAGCCTGAAAATGGCGGAGGGTTAGGTGAAGAGAAGAAGCCAGAAGCTTCTAATACTGAACCTAAGACTGAACAGACTACTGGTGGTCCAACAGGTCCAACTCCTAGCACTACTAGTCGTGAGGGGACTCCTCCTAGTAGGAACGATGACGATAAGACTGTAACTCTGACAAGGGGAGATCTTCGTGGTCTTTTAGACGAAGTCAAGGATGATGTTACTAAGGAATTTGAAGGTAAGCTTAAAGATGTTAACGAAGAGCTTGGTATTCTGCGTGAGGCTTCTGACGAAAAGAGGCTATTCAATGTTACGAAGTCTAAGAAAGGTGCTATACAGCACACAGTCGATCTGTTTGTTTATGAGGATCGTGTTGTTCTTGGATGGAAAGTTAACAAGGACGAAGTGTTTAAGAACCCTAGTAATGGGGTATGGACAGAGAGACAGATTGTTGAGATTGTGCTTGAAGCGGATGCAGAGGGCAATGAGAAGAAGGTAGAGTTTGCAAACTATCTTCGTTTTGATGATATCAAAAGAGCTAACCGTAAAAAGGTTAAGATTCTTGGTAAAGAAGTCCTTGAGGATGAGAGCGGTACAATTGTGTACAGAGTTCAGCATCCTGTTAACAAGGATAAAGAGATCAGAGTTGCTGCTCCTTTTGTTAACTAGGTCGAGTATTACTAGTATTTAATTACTATTATTTTTATGAGTAATGAATTAAAGACAGTCGCAGATTACACAAAAGCTTTGAAAGCTCTTGGTAAGGAGGTTAAGAGAGGTACTAAACTACCTCAGCTTAAAGCTGCTTATACTCGAGCAACAAAGGCTACTAAGCCGGAAGTTAAGCCACAAGCTCCTGCTAAGAAGCCAGCTTCAAAGCCTGTAGTCAAAAAGACTGCTAAAGCGGTAGATCCTAAGAGAGTATTTGGAAAGCGATTCCAGACTTATACTCTTAGGAAGATCCTACCAAAAGGTCATACAAAGACCCATTATCACTGCTTAGCGAACGAAGCTAGTGGAAATAAGGTGACACTTCATGTCCCTAAGTCTGCTATCGATCCTAAGCCTAAGAAAAAATAAGATATGTATTTAGGACCAGATAAGATAATGACGGCTGTTGACGAGAACAATGGCATGGTAACTATTACTCTTGAGAACGGAACTGTTCTTAAGTGGAAGAAGATCATGTTTGAGTTCTGTCAAACCAAAGAGCCGTCAAATGTTACGGAATTAGCGGATTCTAGAGCACTAAAAGTTGTTCAACTTCTAGTTAAAACATTGATGGAAGTGGATGTTAAACTTAGTGAATTACCTACAGTGATGGTTAGAATGGAGAACTTTATTAACGAGAAGCTTGATGCTGCAACAGGTCGTCTATGGCGACCTTATATGAAGAATGATCCTCAAGATGAGGGGGCATCAGGACTTCAAGTTCTTCAGGAAAGAACTATTAGTGATCTAGATGGTTTATTAATTTCTAAAAATAAATCAGACAATGGACAAGATAACAATAAAGATACAGGGCAAAGCGATAATCCTTCATCCGAAGGAGATCGCCCTGCTGCTGGGGATACGAAAGGTTAAGTTTGGAGAGATCACTCTTAAGGTAAGAGATGGTTTACCTCAACGCTTTCACAAAGTTATTTTATTCAATGATCTTGATCTAGAAAAAGAGATTAGCGAAATTTAGAGTTGTGGATAAGTCTTGCTTTTATTATTGACTTGTGCATATAATATAGATAGGTCTTTTCAAGGGATTAGCATCTACTAAACTCTAGCGGTGCATCATTCATCCAATATAGATTTTCTGTCTTATGTGATACTTAGTACTTAGTACGGTAAAACATCAGATACTAGCTTAGGAAATCTATACTTGGGTGCATGATGTACCGCTTTTCGTTTTTGGTAGAGCCGTTGGAGCTTACTCGACTTGGGCTTCAATGCTCTGTCCGAAAGGAGGGAATGGGCTTGTCTGTGCCGTAAACAGATATTTTATTAGCTTAACCTTATAAAATATTATGAGTGTTAGAAAAAATGCTGGTAGGACTAAGTTAATTTACTTGCCTAAGACCAGTGCCATCGCTGTCGCTGCTGGTGAATTCATGAAGACAAATAGCTCGGGAGGTATTCTTCCTTGTATTTCAGACACTAACGAATTGATCGTTGGTGTATCTCGTGATTCACATGCTGCAACAGATACAGCCGTTTCAATGGCTGTAGAAGTGCCTCTTGAAAACTATGTAGAGTTTGAGATTGACACTGACTCAGATGGAGGTGCAGCTGACTCAGATGTAGGAGGCTACCGAGACCTTGATACTACAGGAGGTAACATTGATATGTCATCTTCAGTGGACAAGGTTCTTCTAGTTCTTCGAGTTATTTCAGCAACAAAGGTTGTTGCTACATTAGCTAAGTCTGCGGTTAATTCATTTAACCCATCTGCTGTTATCTCTTCATAGTAGTAGTAGTTTATTTATTCATCCTTATGTACTTCGGCAAGTTACGGATTCCAGACCGGCTTGTGGCATCAAAGACCTTACTGGCGAGACATACTAATTTTTAGTCAATATGGAATTAAATACAATCTCCCTTTCAGACTTCACAAAACTAGCGAATGTATTGTGGCTTAAAGCTGCAATGTCAGTCTCAAGTTTTGCGAGAGCGTCTGGACTATTCCGTGTTCTTCCTATCTCTGAGAATACTGGTAATACACGAGAATTCTCTGAAATAGATGACAACGAATACCTGTCATTCAAAGGTGAAGGTGACCAAGCTAAAAGAGCGAAAGTTCAGCAAGGTTATACCAAAACAATGACAAGTTTCCGAGTCGCTGAGAACATCGGAATCACACATGAGATGCGAACACAGAACAAGTATCCTGAAGTAGTCAGCCGAATTTCTTCTGGTGGACGAAAAGGGGCTAATACGATTGATCTTGACCTATCTCACCGAATTACTTTCATCACATCTACTTCATACACAGATCGTGACGGAAGGAGCATTGATGTGTCAACCGGAGACGGTTTGGCTCTAGCATCTACAGCTCACTTACTCAAGGGTTCATCTGATACCTACCGAAACCGTTTGGCAGGTAACCCTCAACTTTCAAGAGGAGCTCTAGAAGCTATTGAAAGACAAGCTGTTGAAAACACTTTCAACCAGTTTGGAGAAAAGATGACAGTACCTTTCGACATTCTATTCACTACTGATGACCCACAGGTTGTCAATACAGCACTAGAGTACCTACGATCTGTAGCTGCTCCTGACGCTGCTCATTCAGGTGTTGACAATGTCTACAAGGCAAAGTACAGACTAGTACAACTTCCTCGTGTAGCTACGACTGCAGCAGGTGCTGTAGATACTTCAAAGAGACGCTACTGGGGAATCGCTTCATCACTTCTTTCTTCAGGTTATCTAGGAGTATGGGAAGAACCTCGAATGATCTCTCCATCAGCTAATAGTAATGCTGAAGATGTACAGACTGATGACTGGGAGTACCGAGTACGAGCCGGGTACGGCATCACTGTTGTTGATGGTAAGTGGATTCATGTTTCACTTGGTAACGACACAGCTTAATTATTAGTCGCTTTAATCTAAATTAGTCTATGTCTTCAAGATGGAGGTGGGACTAATTTACTCAAATTATTATGAGATATAATAAAAACGCAGGTTACGGTCAGAGCATAATGAGTGGTTTGCCTTTCGTTGGTAGCGGTAAAATCTTTATCGTTGGTGACTCAAGTACAAAGAACCTTTCAATGCTTAAAGAATTGTTCACTCCTGATCCAGATGGAGATCCACGATTCTTTGCTACTATTGACGCTGCTGTAGGAGCTTGTACAGCTAATGCAGGAGATGTCATCTTGGTAATGCCGGGACACACTGAATCTATTATTGCAGCAGGATCTTTGGATCTTGATGTTGCAGGTGTTTCAGTTATCGGTCTTGGTAATGGTTCTGACCGACCAACCCTTAACTTCACAACAGCCACAACGGCTGATGTGGATATCGATGCTGCAAATGTCACACTTGAGAACTTTATTCTTGATTTGACAGGTATCGATGCTGTTGCTGCCGGAGTCGATGTTAACGCAGACGACTTCACTATGAGGAACTGTTATGTCCTTATGGGTGACTCAGATGGTCAGGCTGTCGTAGGTATCCTTTCAGATACCAATGTCGACAGAGTGACTGTTGAAAATTGTGACTTCTATGGAGACACAATTGCAGGTCCAGCGGCTGCTATACGCCTTATTGGTGGTATAGAGCACAAAATCAATCACAACAATATTCAAGGTTCATTCTCACAAGCTCCATTGGCTCTTGTGACGACTGCTCCTCTTAATGTTGAGATTGCTCACAACAACCTTGTAAACAAGGTTGCCGCAGGTACAGCTTGTATTCAGGGTGTTGCTGCTATGACAGGTGTTATAAAAAACAATGTCATGGAACACGCAACTGACTCATTAGTAGGCTGGATTAATACTCCGGGTTCTGCTAGTTCTTTCGAGAACTATGGTGTTAACGCACTTGGTGAGACTGGTATCCTTGATATCACAGGTGGATTAAGTACTACTTAATCCAAAACCCCACCGCCTGTCTGGTGCGGTGGGCAATGCACAGAACTTTCTTTGCATTGCCTACCGTATGAGATAGAATAAGGGTAGGTCTTTTATTAACCGCTTTCTGCTCCCATTAGGAAAACCAGACTCCTAATGGCAGTTCCGGAAAGCACATTGAAATATAATCATGGAAAGAAAAATTATCATTCTCGGATCAGGTCCGGAATGGGAGAAGTGTCCTTTGTCTACTACAGATCGAGAGATTTGGGCAGTAGCGAAGATGCTCATGATTCCTAATCCACCTGCTAGAGTAGACAGACTTTTCTCAATGGATGACATAGATCATTTATTGACGATAAGGCGTGGGATGTTCACTAAGGAACAATTTGTAGACAAAATCAATGATCGTAATGTGCTATATGTTAGCACTCACGAGATTTCTGAGATTCCTAAATCTAAGGAGTTTCCTTTTAAGGAGATCTATAATCTATTTAAGACTCCTTATTACACAAATACAATATGTTATATGATAGCGTATGCTTTGTGGAAAGGAGTCACGGATATTGAATTTTGGGGTGTAGCTCAGATGGGAGCTAACGAGTATCTTGCTGAAAGAGCAGGTGTTGAGTTTTGGATAGGTTTAGCAGCCGGTAGAGGTGTGCGTATAAGCTTCAAAACTCCCACGCTCCTACTTAAAAACTATCAAATGGAGTATCCTTATGGATATGTCAAAACAATTAGTCAGCTAATGGAAGATGATCATGGAAAAAACTAGAGACATAATAATACTTGGTAGTGGAGCAGGGTGGCATCTTTGTCCTTTTGATAAGGATAAGGAGGTCTGGATGATTGCTAAGATGGTCTTGAATAAGACTTTCAATGAGATGAAGCACTCTAAGGTTGATCGTTTGTTTTCAATAGATGATACACCTAAGATGCTTTCGTGGGACAAGAACAGTGCATTTAAGACTCCTTATTCTATGGATGACTTCGTCAAAGCTATCAATGAGTCAGGTGCTGAATTTATCACATCTTATTGTTACCCTGATATGAAGAAGTGTATGCCATTCCCTCTTAAGGAGATTGTTGAACACTACGGAATATTCTATTTCACGAACACCGTTTGTTTCATGCTGGCTTATGCTCTCTGGTTAGGAGATGTTAGATCGGTTACCCTCTGGGGTGTCAATCAAACAGGCTCTCTTGAATATTTCAAGGAGCGTAAAGGTGTAGAGTTCTGGATGGGACTACTTGCTGGTATGGGAGTGGAGCTTCGTGTTGAAGGTCCATCACAGCTTCTACAGGCTGAGAATAAATATATCTACGGTTATAAAAAGACTACCCACGAATTAAAAGACGAGTTTAACATTGATATAGAATTATGATAAAAGAAAACGAAGGCAAGGAGATCATCATCTTAGGACAAGGACCGGGCTTTGAGCATTGTGATTATGCTGAGGGCAAGGAGGTCTGGACTCTTAATATGGGTCTTATGACCGCCAAGAAGATTGATAAGCTTTTCATGACAGACCCAATAGAACGAAGAACAGCCGTTCAGCAGGGTTTTTATATTAATGGAAATAAGAAGATTAATGTCACTTTAGAGGACATTAAGAAAAAGATTGATGAAGATGGCGTAGACTTCATCTCAGCTTACTCTTATCCTGATATAAAAAACTACCGACCTTATCCTATAAGGGAAGTAATGAGTCAATTGCAACTCCCCTATTTTGTTAATACGATCACATATATGATCGCCTACGCTATCTGGAGTGGAGTAAAATCCATAGATATCTGGGGTGTCAATCAGGCAACTCAGTCAGAATTTGTTTTTCATAAGGCTTGTGTCGAGTTCTGGGTCGGACTAGCTCTGGGACAGGGTATCCCTGTTCATATTCACGGAGGTAAGTCAGCACTTATATCAAACCTTGATGGTGTTATGTATGGCTACCGGATGCCATACCCAAGTATCAAAGAACATTTGGACAAAGATGGTGAATTAATATTTAAACCAATTAAATAAAATGAGAACTAGAATTACAGGTCGGTTAATGACCGATGCAGGTGATACAAATATCGATAACTATTTAAAAGTTACCGATTATAAACATGTTGTTTTGCATTTGAGTTTCTCAGATACAGCAGCAATGACAGCTTCTATTCGAGGTGCTATTGGTGATACTGCTCCTGACTTTAATACTGCAAAGAGTTCAACAAACCGATTTGATGAGATCGAAGTTATTGATCTTGAAAATGGTGATGCTGTTGATGGAGACACAGGTATCGTAGTGGCTGCTAATCAGGAGAGAATTGTTGAGATCAACACTAATGGTCTTGATTATATCTGTCCTCTTATTAGTGCATACACATCAGGAAAGCTTGATGTACGATACACAGCATTTGCTAACGACTAAATTATGTCATCAACTCAGGAGTATCAAAAAAAAATAGATGATCTCCAGCTTGAGTTAGAGACTAAGGCTAAAGAGGTTCAGAAAGAACAGGAGAAGTTCGATGCTTTGAAGGTCAATAAGTTGGCTATCAATAAACGGATGGACGAACTCAGTGTTCAGGTTCAGACACGCAAAGGAGTCGTTGTTTCTCTTGATGAGAAGATTGAAAACTTAAGGGTGGATATCAAAAAGAAGACTAAGGGCAACAAAACAACTGTTGCTGATCTTTCGGGTCAACTTTCTCTATTAGGCTCTTTACTGGAGAATATGAAGAAAGAGCGTCTAGCACTTGAAGGTGTAGAGAAAAAGGCTGTAGAGTGGCAAAACAGGCGAAATACTGCCCAAAAATCCTATGATAAGCTTACTGAACGCATCGTTCATAAGAATAAAGAACTTAAGGATCTGGAGAGAGAGATTGAAGAAAACCGTGAAGCTACGAGAGATGAACAAGAAGCTCTTATAGAGGGTCAAGACAAACTTGTTAAAGACAAGGTTGAATTTTATAATACAAAGAAGAGATATGGTTTTTATGCCGAGAGACACATGAGGTTATACAGAAAAGAGGGTCGTGCTATGCCTCAAGATTTAATAGAACTTATCGATAATTTAAAATAATATGGGAAGAACATCAGCAACAGGAGATGAATTAACGCTACAAGAGGAAACTCTTATAGCTAATGCACAAGCAGGGACTTATTCAGAGGTTGTACCTACTGGAGTTGTTAATGGTGCTAATACAGTATTCACGCTCCCAGCATCACCTAGTCCAGCTTCATCACTTCATGTGAAAATGAATGGAGCACACCTGAAAGCAGGAGGAGAGGACTTCACTCTGTCTGCTGGTTTGACGATTACTTTTGTTACTGCTCCGCCATCAGGCAGTATTATATTGGCGACATTTTTAGTAGATACAGACACTTAATCAAATTATTATGGATATAAAAAAAATAGCACAATATATAGTTTTAGTAGCAGTGATACTCGCATCAGGAGTATTTTCTACTTTCCAGTTCGTAGAAGCTGCAAGAGCTGGGGGTGGTGATGGAGGTCAAGTTCTTGCAACCACAGCTTTTGGAGAAACACTTGTGGCAGAGTTAAGTCCTATAATTCAGGGGATCTTTGAATATACCGTAGACAATACTCAACTTACAGAAAATAGTACTACAAGCAGTGCGACTATTACACAAGCTGACGGAATGGCACTTATTGGTTCAGGAACAACTGCTAATTCTGTGGCGATGTTGAATACACACCGTCATGCTAAGTATCGTTCAGGTCAAGGTGGTATGTCTAGGTTTACTACTTTGTTTACAAGTCCTGTTGCCACAACTCATCAACTCATAGGTCTAGCAGACGCTACCAATACACCATCCTCTATTTTCGTTAATGGTTACACGGTTGGCTATGTTGGAACAACTTTTGGTTTTCATAAATTCCAGAATGGAGCTACAACTACAATAGCTCAAGCTGACTTTAATGACCCCTTAGATGGTACAGGAGATAGTGGAATGAAGATTGACCTTACTAAACTTAATGTTTGGCAAATACAATTCCAATATCTAGGAGGTGGGGCTATTACACTTTCAGTAGAAGATGATAAGACTGGAGCATTTACAGAAGTTCATAAGCTACTCTATGCAAATAAAAATATAGTACCATCGGTATATAATCCAAACTTCCATCACACTATTTATGTAGATAACGGAGGTACTACAAGTGATATAGTTTTAAAGTCAGCCTCTTACGCCTATTTTGTAGAGGGTCGTCAAATCCTCACAGAGTTACAACAACCTCAACAGTCATCAGGAATTAAACAGAAGACTTCTGTGACGACAGAGGTGGCAATACTCACAATTAGAAATAAAGAAAGCTATGCGTCTAAAGACAACTTCATAGATGTTCTTATAGAAAATATATCAGCTTCTATTGAAGCAAGTTCAGCTAATAATCTTGGTAAGATACGAGTAATTAAAAATGCTACCTTAGGGGGTTCTCCATCTTGGTCAGATATAAACACAACGGATAGTATTGTAGAAATAGATACATCAGGTACTACTGTCACAGGTGGTGTGGATGTATTCCCAGCTCCGCTTGCTGGAAAGAATGATAGGATTTTGGAAAATTTGATACCATTTGCAATCATTCTAGGTGAGGGTGAAACATTAACAATCACAGGTACAAGTGCCAACAGTGCAACTATGGAAGCGAGTGTACTTTGGAGAGAATTATTCTAATTAAAATCATATGAAAAATATAAAAACAATCTTAATAGTTGCTCTTATCTTCCTTAATGTAGGACTAGGTGTTAATGCTGTTAAAGCTGCGACAGTCCTATTTATATATCAAGGAGGTACTGGAGCTTCATCTTTCACAGATGCTGGTGTAATCATTGGAAATGGTACAGGAGCACTTCAGGTTACTACAGCAGGTTCAGCAGGAGAGATTCTTACTTCAAATGGTGCTGGTGTTGATCCTACATTTCAGGCGGCAGCGGCTGCCTCAGGTGAAGCTAATGATGTATCTACTTCAACTTCAGAGACAGCTGGCAGAATAGCATACTTTACTTCGAATTCAGCTACGCCAGCTCTCTTGGGAGAGGTAGCAACCACTTCATCTACAATCGGTACTGGTCTTGCATATTCAGGAACTTTTGGTTCTTTGGTAGGAGGAGTAAACGGAACTCTTACATTTGATGCTACTCAGTTAGATGCTGTTACTTTCTCAGATGGTGCGAACGCTTCAAATGTTTGGACTAATAATGTTTCTGGTACAGATACAACACTTACTTGGGGATCTGCACTTATTACACTTTCAGGTGGATTTACTATAAATGGAACTTTGAGTGGAGTGTCAGGAATAGACGCTACAACGGAAAGCACGATAGAAACTGCAATTGATACTCTTTCAAATCTTACTACCACAGGAACTATTGGGACTGGAGCGTGGGAAGCTACAGATGTGGGTGTCGCACATGGAGGAACAGGTAAGTCATCTTGGACTCAATATCTAATACCTTACGCAGATACAACGACTTCATTTTCACAGATAGCAATCGGAACATCAGGGCAGGTTCTGACTTCAAATGGAGCAGGTTCAGCATCTAGTTTTCAAACACTCTCAATCGCAGCAGGAGAATACGCTGCAGGATCTATTGATGGTGATGATATTAATTCAAATATAGCAGGACGGTCACTTACTCTCACTGCTGCATCCCCAGACACACTTGATGCGGATGCAGAACTTTATACAAGAGATCTTGCATTCAACTATGCATCTTCTTCAATGGCTACATCTACAGAGCCAGTATTAAGCTGGTTAGCTCCACAAGCCTCAACAATAACATCTATTACTTGTAACGAAGTGGGGGCTTCAGCTACTTCAACAGTTATGTTCGAAGAGAGGACAGCTCTCAATACAGCAGGTACGGATGTGTTATATGGGGATGGACTTACAGCAGGTGGAGATATAGCAACAGCTTCTTCAACTCTTAGTAATAATACAATCACATCAGGAAGTTATCTTATAATGACAATTGAAGGATATTTGGAAGGATCACCTAACAACCCTATATGTGATGTAAAGATAACTTATGATGATTAAAAAAACCTACAACTGGATAAAAGAGAAACTTAAATGGCTTCTGATAGGTACAGGAGCTATTAGTGTTGCTTTTGCTGGTACATCAGTGAACCTAATTCCAGAGGTTCTTAATTACCCTCTGTTAGCTAACACAAGCATAGAGAAGCTTGAATGGATTTATTCTGCACAAGAGGTACTTCGTCTTGAGCATAATGTAAAAGGGCAACAATACCGGGAGAATGTTATTACTGAAGCACAATGGAAAGAGTATCTTAATACATCTTTTAAAGGAAAGAGTAAATGGCTGGGATATGAAAAATCACTCATAAGAGAAAGTCTGGAGTATTCTATTATTAAAGATTTTGATAAAACATCAGAAGGTAAAACAGAAAAGAGTCGTCAATATAATGAAGCCAAATTATTTAAAAAATCTACAAGATGGAATATCAAAACAGATAAAATCTTTAATAAAAATATAGTAAGTGCTGCAACAGAAGATTTTACAACATATACAGAGACAGATCCCAACTCTAAACTTGGAGTTACTGCATCTAAAATAGATATTCAAGCAATAGACCGAGCGGATGCTGCTTATGTTATAAAAGATAAAGGTGCTGATTATTTTAATGGAGATTTTACTTATCTTATAGAAGGGTATGTTAATAGTGCAACAAGTGATGGATACCATGTAGCAGGTTTTGTATTAGCAAATATAACTAATAAAAATACCACTGATTTAACTGATGATGCTTTAATGATGAAACTCCAAGAGGAGACAGGAGAAGCCCGATTTGGTCCTGTCGAACATGACTCTGGTACTGGTTATCAGGATTTCGCTATCGTTAGTAAAGATACTCTTTATTACCTTGAGATAGAAAGGGATGAATCTGTAGGTACTTACGGAACACTTTATGTTAGAGCTTACTCTGATTCTGGCAGAACTAGTTTAGTAGATACTGGCACACAGGTCCTTCATAGTTCTAAAAAAGATTTTAGATATCTTTATGGATTTACCAATAGAGAGGAAGGATCAGGTAATACATTCACAGGATATGTCCAAAATCTTGATTTACAGGAAGCTGTAGCGGTTACAGGATTCCAGTGGGCAACAATAATACAATAAATATGCCAGAACAAGAATTAACAACTGAAGAACGGTTAGAAGATCTAGAGAACTTTAAAAGGTCTGTAGAGGATAAGTTGGGTATTCTTGGTCAGCTTGATTTTCCTACTAATCCACAGACTAAGAAGGCTATTGAAGAAGCTACAGATAGTTATTTGAAAGATAAAATCTTTGATCTTAATTGGGAAAACTATTTTTACTATCAATCTTTTTTTGAGAGTTTGGATGGCTGGAATCTTATAGACACAGGTAGCTCATCAGTAAGCCGTCTTGGTGTTGCATTACAGACAGGTACAACTATAAATAATGAGTCAAGTATTGATAAAGAGCCTGTCTATCAAAATGTTCTTTCTTTTGACGAGGAGAGTATATTTTCATCAGCCTTTTTTGTAACATCAGTATCTCAGACAGAGGGTTTTATTGGGATCGGTGAAGTAAATAATGGAGCGACAGGATCACATTATGGTTTCTTTATAGACGATGATAAATTATATGGTTCATGTGCTGATGGAACTACACAGACAACATTAGAATTATTTACAATTTCAACTAATCATCCAACAAGTGTTGATCCTATATATTTTGTTGAAGCTCGTTTCTTTCCGGGTGAGAAGATTGAGTTTTATGTAAAGGTTAATTATGATTCAGAGTTTGTTTTACAGGGGACTATCTCAACAAATATCCCAACAGGAGCAATGTTTGAATGGCTTGGTGCTAGAGTTAAAACCACTGACACTAATGCATCAGAATTAAGATTTGGTCATATGGAGTATGTTCAAAAAAGAAAGAGAATATGATTATTAATATACCTAACAAAAGAAG